ATATATGACCTTGCCATGCTTCTCAACATATTGATATAAAACTAATGTATTACCTTTTTGTTTGATGGCAAGATTCTTAATTAAATTATTTCGTTTTTCGTTGGAAATAATATGCTCAATCTCATAGAAGTAATCTTTACTATTTATAATATCCTTACATATTTCGGGTGGATACTGAAGTCGTAGGATATGAATTTTCAATTGGGCTAAGGTATCGTTATCCATTAATTTTTTTGTCGTTGTGACCTTATAAACTCTACCGAATAGCCCTTCTAAAACAAGTTTATGCGTTTGAGTTCCATCTAAAGTACCTGTCAGCCCAAATCGAAATTCTGCTTCCTTAGCTTTATTCATTATCCCTACGAGGGATTTAGCTTTGAAACCATGAACCTCATCACCAAAAACACAACCAAACTGTTCAAACCACTTATATGGGAGTCCGTAGACTGACTGCCATGTAGAAATAAATACCTGTTGAGGAATATCTTCTTTCGGCATACCTGCAAAAATTTTATGGCATACCAATGATGCTTCTAAGCCGTAATCTTCAAAGTCAGCATACATTTGATGGACAAGGCCAACGGTAGGCACAATAATTAAAATGCGCTGCTTATGATGCTCAAGATACCACATCATAAGAACATATATGATTAATGATTTACCTGAGCCAGTCGGGGATAAAAGAATAGTTCTTTTTGACTGTAAAGCTTGTACAATAGCGTCAAATTGATAGTCTCGTACTTCAAACGGTAGATAAAGTTTTTCAATAAAATCACTAACATCTTTTGGATGGACTGTTGATTTCTCATCAGGGCTACCATATTTACCATCTTTGTTAATTTTAATGCTGTAATTTCGAGGATTAGCGAAATCAACTAGGTAATCCCACAAACCCAAGGGTAATTGATTATTCCGTTTATTAAACAGCCTTGTTTTACCATCCCATCCACCGTTTTTATAGGCTGGCATATACTTGTACCCAGGAGTTTCAAAGGCAAAGTAATCGGTAAGTTCTTGGGTTACGCTCTGGTCACATTCCACAAGCAAAGATGCATAACTTTTTTGAGTAATTTTAATTTCTGACATCAACCCCCACTCTCAAATTTCCTCCATTCGATCATATTCTTGATTGTCGAATGTCTCCATTTTAAATTATTAATTATTTCATCAAGCGTTTCGATCATTGTCTTAAAATATCGAATACGTTCTTCTGATTTTTGAATGTCGGCATCAGCGTCATAGTAATAATTCATTTCGCCTTTTAATACTTTTAATCCATTAAAGGGGTCAAAATCCCAACCCTTCTCTTTAACTTCTTCATCAGACATTTTACCATTATAGTATAGCCACTTTTGTTTTAATAAAGTTTTTTGTTCCATTTCAGCTTGCGTTAAACGTAGCTTACTTTGAGAACGGATTTCCATATATTTTGCATGTAAAGAAGGAGTTTGTCTTGATGATTCATCCAGCTCAAGAGCATCAATTTCGCAATCTTCTTTCCACATTTCAAGAATAGATTTTAAATCAAGTTTCATAACAAAATCCTAAAGGTTAAGCTTAATTATTATAAACTATTATCCTTTAAATTCAAAGCCAGTAAACGCAAATGTAGCATTAAAAGTTAGATATTCTATACTTGAAGCGACAGAGGATAAGCGTAAACCACTTAGGACAGTTGGAGTGCAGCCTTTATATAAAATTCTTTTTGTTTGATTGTTATGGCTTGATAAGATCGAAATAGATACATCGGCCTGAGAAGGCACTCTACTAGTATTACTCCTTGATCTTGGCCCCGAACCTACATAATCTTCGTTCACTAATTTTTCAAACCATTCATAAAGCTCAATATAGGACTTAATATCCTCGTCTAAAATGAATTGGATGTTTAGCGGAGAGTAAGTGATAGTGTCTCCTGGGAACGCAACATTACCGATGCGACTATATGCAAGAGCAGGTTCGCCAGAACTTACATCTGGATGATCGACTTGTTGAGCGAAAAATTCCATATTAGGGTAATTTTCTCTATCAATAACAACTCGAAATCCAGTCGGTTGTAAGTAATTAATGTTATCTGTGAGTGCCATTGTTTACTCCAAAAAGAAAGGGTGGACCTTTCGATCCACCCTAGTATTTATAATCAGTTTAGCGTTTATTATTATTGTTAAACTTAACCCAGAATGTTAGAAACACGGAAGATTCTGTAGTACTGGTTAGTCTTAGCTGGCGCCAAAGAGTTAGAAGTAGGATCAGCACCAACGAATGGGTTAGACACGATACCATAACGAGTCTTGAAACCAATCTTTGGCTGGAAGCTGTCCTCATCTACCGCACGTACCATTGTTAATGGAACGTATGGGCAGTAGAATACGCCAGCGTCATATGCGGTGCCGCCCTTGTAACCCATTGTTACGTAGTCGGTAGTTGCATATGGGTCAACATAAACCTTCATTTTACCGTTGAGTACACCAGCAAAAGTGTTACCTGTGTCATCTACGTTAAGGTTAGTGTTCAGAGCAGGAGTGTAATCCAGCATACCAGCAGCAGCAAAAGCAGAAGCTACGTCAGAAGAACAGATAACAAAGTTACCACGACCTCTACGGGTTTCTTTTGCAATCTTGTTGGCATCTTTTTCCAGCTGGAAAATAAGACCCTTAAACTTCTCAACAGACCAACGACCATCAGCATCAGTGTTAAGGTCAAAGTCTGCAGAAGGAGTACCAGCAGCGGTCAGAGCGCCACCAGACTTAGCTTGGGAATTAATCGTACGGATAACTTCACGATTAATTTCAGCCAGTACTTCACCAGACAGAATGTTAGCCAGCTCAGTTTCAGCTTCCAGACCATGGATAGCTTTCAAGTCTTGAGCAAGTTCCATTGTGTACTCAGCTTTCAGAGCACGAGTCTTAGCAGTAACAGTCTGCTTGTCGATCGTGAAGCCCATCTCAGCAAAGTCTGTAGAACCATCAGCACCAAGGCTTTCGCCCTGTACGGTAGACATACCACCACCGAAAGTGGAGGTGTTACGAGCATCATCAGCCGAAGAGTCAGAGTCGAAGTTAGCTTCAGAAAGACCAGCTGGATCTTCTGGCTGAGAACTGAAAGAGGAATCGCCAGTAAAGCCAGTGTAAGGCTCTTTAATACCAAGCGCTTCAGAATCAGCAGTAGCGCCACCACGAGTAGTCTTGTACTTAGACTTCATCGCAAAGATGAGACCAGTAGGACCAGTCATTGGCTGTACACCACATACGTCGTATGCGATAAGGTTTGGCATAGAACGACGAACGAGTGAGATAAGTACTGGGTCGAAATTATCAACAGAGCCAGTAGCAGTACCATATTCGTTCAGCATGCCGAAGGAATTTTGTTTAGCTTCTTCCATCATTGCACGTTCTTGGTTTTCGAGGATTGCCGCAGTTACTTGCTTGCGGTAATGATCGGAAATAGGTCCAGCAGTTTCTTCGTTAAGTACTGGAGCCCACTTTTTTACGAGACTGTCGTAAGATACAGGAGCTTGCATTTTCTGTATACCTTCCTAGATTATTGTTTTGCGGTTCTTTTAAGGGCAGTGACATAAGCAGCCATATGACCAGAAACTTCCTGCTCTTCAGCAGTATCGTCCATCTGTTCTTCAGCTACAGTTACCGCCTTTTTGGAGAAATATGATTCTTTGATAGTTTTTACTTTTGTCAAAAAAGTTTCAACATCATCGAAATCAATATCTTCAGCTAAGGATTTCAACTTTTCCACTTGAGTCTCAGCAAGGTCACGGGAATGTTCACGGATGATAGCATCACGCTTCAGTTCTTCCAGCTCAGCGCTCTGGCTGATCGCTGATTCAGTGGTTTCATTGAGTTTTTCTTCGAGTTCACGAACAGTCGTTGAAAGTTCGTCAACAAGATCTACCTTGGATTCTGGAATGTCAACATAAGACTCAGTGAACAGGTTCTTAAGTCCGTTCATAAAGTCTTCGGCAATCTCAGTACGGATACCCGCTTCAATAGCCAGTCTGTTTTCTTCCATAAACTTTTCAACAACATAGTTAAGATAACCGTCGATAGATTCAACCATTTCTTCACGTGTTGTTTTGAGTTCTTCGTC